GTGTAGGAGCAGCGCCATTGGCCGCATGAGCCTTAAATGTAAACCGCTGCCCAGTAGCATAAGCCGTAATCGCAGGAGCAGGAGTGATAGTGTAAGCAGTCGATGTTCCAGCGGTTGTACCGCCCCAGAGAGGTGCTGATACGTTCACAGGATTAAGAAGCTGGAACTGAGTCCCATCGTAGACAATCTCATGCCAGACGTTAGCGGCAATCTCACCGGCAACAAGAGCGGCGTTGTTGTATTGAATAGCTTTAGCGCCAAGCCCGTCGATGTTAATCGTAACGGCAGAGGTACTGGCATTAGCCGCCTTGAACCGGAAAACCTCCCCAGTCTCATAGCCAGTAAGCGCAGGGGTAAGAGTGCCAGTAATCGTATTGATACCAGCTACGCTTGCAATCACCTGCGCCCGTGATCGCTGAACATCAGCCGGAGTAGGAACATTCTCCAAACGGAAAGAACCTCCGTAGTACGTGCAGCTATAGAGCTGTCCAGCAATCAAGTCACCAGCCTGAAGGCTACTCGACGTAGGCCCCTTAACAATGCTGATAGGAGCAAGGGAATTGAACTGTAGGGTTACTGCGCCACTGTTAGTATACCCAGCGATGAAGGTAATACGCTGACCGTTAGCGTAACTCTCGACCGTAGCCGGAACACTTACGACCTGAGCATTAGCTGAGCCAGTAGAGATACCGCCCAGAAGAACAGTGGTGTCATCGAATCCATAGAGCAGGTTGTCCAGGGTATAGAGCGTTACATCAGCCGCACTCTTAACCACGAACTTATAGCGGCCATCGGCCCAGACTTGAGCCTTGCCGTTACCATCGAGGATAAGGGGGTTGGTTGCCGAGGAGGTCTTGTCACTCGCCGTATAGAGCGATACAGGAGTCGTTGTGCCAGCGGAGTAGGTATAAACCTTTCCTGCCGCCAATGGTTGCCCACTGTTATCAGTAAGCCCGTTCCAGATTGATTCTACCTGTACCGCCGTTGCCATTAGTGCGCTCCGTCACAAAACTCGTACTCAGCCCTCTCGCGCTCCCCGCTCTTAGCTTCGCCGAACTCTGATTGATACTGTCGCTCAATCTCGCGCTGCTGCTGTACCGGAAGGCCGTACTCAAACGATAGCTTGTGAGCTAGTCCGAATGTAATGGCCTCAAGGTAGCGCACCGGGAAGTCCGCCGTTCCAGCCGCCGTGTCGAAGTCCTTGAGCTTTACGATGCCAGTGTAATAGAGCGTTCTAGTCTGCTGAGGGACCGGCCATACATAGAGCGTAGGGGTAAGCTGCCCATCAAGCGCCACAATCGTAGGGTCGCCGGTACTGGTCTTGTCCGGTACATCCACATACTGCCGATAGGAGGCTACGTCGCAGGGATGGTCGATGTTGTCGATACGAACGTAGGCTCGGTCTATGGCGTAAACCGCTGGGTCGGTCGATGCGAGCGAGTAGCTTGCCTGCCCCGTGGTAAGGGTCTGAGTGAACTCTTTGAGGGTCCACAGGAACACATGCTTACTCTGCCAGCTCTTAATCATCGAGTTGAGAGCGATAATGCCCTGCTGATACATCTCAGCGGTGAGCACGTCCCCAAGGGAGAACTTACCGATAATCCGATAAGCCCGTTCGATGATCTCGTTTCGAGTTACGTTGAAGTCGTATTCAGATGCAGCCATTGTGTCCCGTTAGAAGAAAACGGGGAGAGCCCCAAACAGGCAGCCCTCCCCTAAAAACCTACGACTGAAGTGTGTACTCAACAGTCAAGCGAACAACCGTACCCACAGTTGGGGTAGCGATTGAAACCGCAAGAATGTCGATAGTGTCATCAGATGTATACTTGTACCCATGCCCAGTATGAGCATTAGTACGAGTGAGTGCCGATGCTGTATAAGCCGTCGAAGTAATGTGACGGTCGGTATCCCCACCATCTCCTACTGCGAGGTTAGCCGTTGCGCCTACTGCTGCTGACGAAGTCAGGGTGCAGTTGAGCACTGTGGCACCAGCAGGGATCTTGCACATCTCAAGAACGTCATTGGTTGCGAATCCAGTTGGGATTGCAATCTCAGCCGTTACTGTCGTTGTATCAAGACCACTTCGGGCCATTACGGATGCAGCTACTTTTGAACTTTGAAATGTTGCCATGTCAGTTGCCTCCTAATTAGCTACCCGATACGTTAGTGCGAGAGAGGTAGATGCCAAGAGATCCGTAATCAATCGAGTTGAATACAGACTTCTTAACGCCAGCAATCATTCCGATTGCATAGCCTTCCTCATTGTCATAATCGAAGGTCTTCTGAACAACCTCAGGACGCTTACCCCAAGCCCAGCAAAGAGCTTGTGCGCCGAGGAGTACAGACTTCGACCACGGTACGTTTGATCCAGCACCAGAATCCGTAGCGATTGCTGCATTTTCATGCACATGCACCACAACTCCGTCCCAGATTGCGACTGCGCCCGTGAACAAAGGATTCTCCTTGCCGCGAACTTCAGCTTCACGCATAGCCTGTTGGAACTCCGTGGTGGCACGAAGGTCGTACACAGCGTCAGGGTGAGTGAGGAGGACGAAATACGGCTTGCCCTCAACCTTTACCGGACGAAGTGGGATGTACGAACGATTTCCACCAGTCAAAGCCCAAGTCTTCAGGAAGCTGATCATGTTAAGCGTGAGCTTAGAATCAGCCGCCGTAAGAGCAGACTTAGCAGTAGCAGCGGTTCCAGTAGCGAGAACGCCCGAAGAAGTCTTGTAGAAGATCTTCGATGGGTTGGCTGTAGAACCTGCTCCAATTCCGAGTTCATCGAAATGAAGTTGGTCTACCTTCTCGCTCATCCAATCCTTGAGGCTTGCCTCAGACTCAGATGAAATGTCGAACATAGCTCGCTTGCGGCTCATTGCGCCGTCATCACGAACTGCATGTCGGAACTGCTTCAAGGTGATCTTCATGGAGTATGTAGAGAGCTTCTCTTCATTCCCCTCAAGAACCTGCCCTTCAGTAACGCCAGCACCTCCGAGCTTCATGCGAAGGCCAACAGTGATCTCGTCACCCTTGTCCTTAGTGAGCTGTGTCTTCTCGGTTACGATTGAGTCCGCGCCTGAGCTAACGAACTTGCTAAAATATGACTCTTTAACGCTGTCGCGGTAGAGCCTCTCTTCCCACGCCTTCTTTACAAGCGGGTCGGAGGTTGAGAACCCGGTCTTTGCCATGTTCAATCCCTAAAAAAGTTTTTACCCTTTTAGGAACTCCATCAACTCAGCGTCGCTCATCATTGAGGGATCAACCGCTCTATTGCCACCCATTAGGCCAGTGCCACCAGCGGAGCCGGTAACTTGCGGAGCTTGTCGAAGCGCAGACGACACATTCTTCAGCACATGCTGAGGAAGTTGTTTCCGCTCCTCTAAGAGCTTTTGCGTGTAAGGAACAAGCTGTTGTAGAGCTTCTTCCATCTGCCGAACCTTTTGTTCAGCCGATGCGCGTTTTGCAAGTTGAATCAGCGTCTCTGGGAGCGCTGCACTATATGGGTTTGACTTGAACTGTTCTACAAACTGTTGAGGCATACCGTCAGCCAACAACGACTGTCCGATAGCTTCAATGTCTATATCCCCGCCAACATGATGGGCTAGCAAGACTTGGGCTTGGTGTTGGTTAGTAAGAGCCTGTTCTTCGGCATCCAGCTCGTTGATCTTCTGTTGAGCCATCTCAATCTGACGCGCTTGCATCAGGGCTTGAGTCGGTGACTCGTAGAATTTCTCATCGAGCGTGGTCTGGAGTCTCTCCTGTGCCGTTTTCAGCTGCTTTCTAAGCTCTCCAATCTCGCTATTACGCCGCTTGATAAAGAGTTCCTGTTGTTTGAGCTGCTCTCGGAGAACTTCGGGGTCTTGCTTGCTTTCCGCTTGCTTTTCCTCTGTCTCCTCCTTTGGCTGCTCAGCTTCAGTTTTCTGCTGTGCGGGGTCCGTTTGCTGCGGAGCTACCTGTGCTTGCGACTCTTCTTTGCCACTGTTCTCAAGGAACGCTGCAATATCGTCGTCACTCGCATCAGGAAGATCCACGTACTCTGGACTCGTTCCCTCTTGAGTATCTTCTGCTGTGGTTACGTCACCAGTTTCCATCCATCACCTTTACATTATCCCCGGACCTTGATTGGCCTCATTCGGGGGTAAATTCTCTTGTGGTGCTTGGAGAAATCTTTGCGCTACTTCAGGGGGAATCTGCCCCTGCGCGATGAGAGTCTTTTGGATCTCAGCATCAGCCTTCGCTTGTTCTGCGCTCGCTTGCGCCTGTCCTTGTTGCGCCATCATGTTCATGAGCTTCTGCTTCACGGAGTCAGGCATGTCGGCAAACTCAAGGATTGCTTCGGGTGGTATCGGTTGACCAGCTTGTGCCATCTCGCTTAGGAGCATGAACGTGCTTAGTCTCATCGACGGCGACCAGTTACTCTCAGTAACCTCTACGTCGTAGTATTCAAGCTCTGCTGTGTTGAGCAGAGTCATAATGTCCTCGTCACTAAACTCATCGAGAGGCTGACCACCTACTTCTACAGGGGCCTTGCTGTTAGCGTTACGAACGATGCGAAGGATTCTGTCTGGGGTGTAGTAGCGCTGAATGAGCTTAACCAAGAGACGCCCTAGCTTCTGCTTTGCGAACGCAAGGTTATCAAACAGGTACTCACTACCCATGAGCTTCTGGTTACGACGCTGAGCAAAGAGATTGCCCGACTCGTTAGCGCCGTTAGGATTGATGATGACGTTCATCTGGTCGAGAACTTGTTGTTCTCCGACCTGCATCATCTGAATAAGCTCACCAGGGAACTTAACGCCATCGACTCGCTGAGGGGGTCTCGTTACGTCATTAAGCTCGATTACCCAGCCAGGGGATGTCGAGATACGCTTGAACTTCTCCTTCTCGTTATCAGGGAACGTGGATTGGTCGATGAACCATCCATAAGCCGCCACCTTGTTGATAACATCGAGAGCCGCTGAGTAGTTCTTGTTGATATACATCTGAGCGTCTTTCGACGACTCGACCTTGCCCCAGAACTTGTAGCCTCGCTTCTTGGCGTAAATCGGGAGGACAAAGAAGTCATCAGCCGGAAGGTCAGCCGGATACTCATCCGACAACACCACACCGCCAGCCACCTTAGTGACTCGCATCTTGGTGATGTTCTGCTCTACAACGTAGAACCCAGGGATAGTGCGAACGGCTTTAAGGTCTTTAGCTTCCCACCCGTAGGCGTTGAAATAGAAATCCTCTCCTGCGTTAGCCGCGACCGAAGCCTTCTCGTACATACGACGCCAGCACTCAAGCACTCGGTACTCTTTGCGAGCGATGTTTACGAGAGGGTCCTCTCCTACCGTCTGGATAGGATTACCGTGAGAGTAGTTGTCGTAGGCGTACTGAACGCTTGACTTGGGGTCGATAACAAAATCTTGGAAGTCCTTCTGGATGTCTTCAGCCTTATCTGGCCAGAGCTGTTCAATCTTAGCGCGACTAAGCCAGCGGTGCTTAATCAGGTACTCGCAGTCAGAGAGGTCTATCTTCTCGTGTGGCCCAAAAACTACATCGAGGTACGGGAACTTCTCGACGACAATCTCACCCCGAAGGTCGTTATCAAACTTAACATAGACGTTGAGCAATCCACGCCCAACGATAACCGCATCCTCGAACGCTAAGCTCTCCTCCCGCGAGAAGAAGCATCGGTTAAGGATATGCTTGGTAGCAACATTCAATAGGTCCGCGACTTTTTGATCACCCCCTTCTTGCGGTACGTAGCGAATGTCAGTTCGCTCGGCGCGTTGCATACCCGTTATTTGATCTACGTTCTTTTCAATTTTATTGATAGTAACCGCAGCTCGGCTAAGGCTTTCGAGGCGACTCTTCTCAGTCTCCTCCCAATGCTTACCAGCATACATGTCTTCCGATTCCTGCGCCGCTTTGAGACTGTCACGTTCCAGTTCCCTCCCTGTCTTAAAGAGTTCCTGTACCTCAGCAAGAACCTGAGCATCATCCTCTTTTTTTTTGCTTGCCTTAACTACGTACTCCTCTATCTGATGGGTATGCCCGTCTAGGGCAGGAGCAACAAAGAAGCCCCCAGGAGCCCCAGGAGCAATCTCATTCCC